CTATAATGATGTAGTCCCATTCCTCCTGCTTCTGGTCGGGGGTAAATGTCGACCACTGCTCGAACCAGGCCGATGAGGGGCGAAAACCGTAGGCGTCCTTGTGAAGGTCCGAAACAGTGCGCTCGTCATAGGAATAGGTAGAAGTCATGTCAGTCATGTCGAATCCTCGTTGCGCGAATCTCTCATACTAGATATAATGCCTTTTGAGGTGGATTCAAGAGCTGGAGCCATGAAAAATCCGCGTAGCAGCCATGTCAAAATGCATAGCTCCTACGCGGTTGTTATGTTTTAGCGACTAAACCCTAGGTTGTAAGGAAGATTGTCTTGTTTCGAAGGTATGACTCTTTGGTGGCACGGTCAGAATTTGCAATTCGCGCGATTTTGTAATCATTCGGATATTCGATTCGGATAGCTTCATTTAGGTCATCCTTCTTTCTATTGAACAGAAGGGTCGTTAGCCGCGACGGGCAAGGTATATACATGTGTGTAACTGTCCTTTCTTCATTGGGTTACATACTATATATAAGAAGTTATTTGTCCATGTCAAGTGGTTTCAGATTACTTTTATGAATTTTACATGACACCCAAGAATTGTAATAGGAATCTGTAAGGAGAGCACCGGTATCGAAAATATACTTGGTTTCCCAGTAAGACATCTCGCTCTTGGTTCGGCATAGTTTTAGAACTTCTCGGGTGAATCTCTCCGGACCCAGCGTTTCCACATCTTTTTGGAGTTCCTTATTGGATCCATAATATTTGCGCCAATCTGAATCCAGAACAACTTTCTTTCGTCTTGTCTGGCCTTTGACAGACTTTCGCCTCGTGAACTTGAGGATTTTCTTGCCAATATATTTCCTTTTTGTGTCGAGGTTTGTTATTTTATAGACGAATCCTACATATCCGTCTATAACTTCCTCGTTTAGTTCCTTGAACTTATACCACCAACAGGTCTCACTCATACTCTATTTCGGAATCATTATAGATTGGATCTTCGTCGTCATATGTTTCCTCAGAGCAAAATGGGCAAAACTTTGGATGACCTGAGGTATCATCCAGAGTATAACTCAACTTATAGACCGATTCACAAAAAGAACAGGTCTTGTTTTCTACTGATTTTGACATGAACGTATTCCTTCTAACTGTTACATTCATGCCTATATATACAACTAGGGTATTTCACAGGCACCAGCCCCAGCCGAACAACTAAGCTCCTGACTTCCAATGGTCTGATCCGTCATTTCATATATTGACAGAAGATTCCAGTCAATATCCTTAGGCATCAAAGCCACCGCAGCGTCGTATTCTTCCTTTGTGCAATCCGTATAAGGCATCTGTGCATATGTGGAATCCGAGAATGGTAGGAATGATACACCTGACATTTCCTCGATATGCTCCCACACCCATGCACCGACCGTTGGCCACTCGTCTTCCTTTACGGAAACAGTGATAGATGGCTTATGCTCGGTGTAGTGTCTCTGGTATGTCAGCCACAGTTCCAGTTGCTCAATCGCTGTCTTGTCTGTTCGGCAGACAGCATTATCCGGTGACTTGACAGGAAACGAGAAGACATATGTTGCATTAGGCTTCATCACATCATCCTCAACAGGAAAGCCCAGATCGACCATGAGCTTGGCCAGTGGGTCCTTCTTGTCTGCACGGATTGTCCGTATATAATATGGTGCGTGTCGCGCATGAATGCCTGAGGCTGCATCGACCAATTGTGATACTGTACCACTCGGCTTGACACAGGTAATGGCCGTAGACGGATTGATACCCAGCTTTTTGGCCCAGATCGCATTTGTTTCCACCGCGACTTGCCGAAGAATCTCCAGAGCTTTCGTCAAAGCATTTGCTAAACCATCATCATCCGGTGTTTTATTACCATTCATCAACTCATTATCCATGATGCCAGTGAGCGACACGCCCAGCAGCCGTTCTTCGATGGCATTCTCTTGCCATTTCTTGGAGAGATACTTGAAGTTGGTAAGCGTCGATTGGAATGTTCCCAGAATGGTAGCCATTCGCACCTTTTCCTTGAGAGTGTTAAGGGAATCAGTTTCACGGACTACAACCTCACTAAGATTACAGAAGCCTCTTGATCGCAGGATGATTTCGGAACAGGGATTCGTACCAAACTCATGGGCGGGATCTCGCCTACCATACTTGGCTGCTTGTGCTTTGGCTGCTTTGCGGGAGAAGATGCCTCTTTCACCCGACTTGGATTCATAGAGTGACAGCCATTCCTTCATGAATATGCCCACATCAGGTTCTTCATCAATCACATAGGAGTTGTTAGCAAGGGCTCGCTGAGGATTATCATCCCACCAACGACCCGACTTGGCCTTTCGCATCAAGTCATCCGAAAGGTCGGAAAGAGAAATAAGAGCGGATCGCCGGACACCGCCCACGACCACGACTTCTGCAATCTTACAGACGATATCATGGCATTCCAGAGTGGTAAGTTTACGACCACGTGCGTTCCGGAATGTTCTCACGACAAACTTGAATAGATCGACAAGGGGTTCTGGCCCAGAGGCTCGACCACCAAACGTCTTTAGAGGTGCACCTGCAGGACGGACACGACTAACGTCCCACTCAGGGATCTGGCCTCCGTACAGGAGATGGATGATCTCTTTGAGCGCCTTTGCCCATCCGAGCTTTGAGTCGGCCACAACAATAGTGGTCTCGGTATTAAAAAAATCTTCTGCAATATCAGGCAACTTATTGGTGAACTTCGATTCGACAGAGAACCCAACACCCGTACCATTCATGAGGATATAAAGGATCTCATCAAAGGATCGAATATTATCAACAGCCACATAGGAACAGTTATACCCCGCCACATTCTCTCGTTTCAGTGCTTCACCCGCAGTCATGAGACATCGCATCGAAGGCATCACACTCAGGTTGAGGACAGCCTCCTCAATATCCTTTATATCCGAATCTTGCAGAGTATAGTTGCATGAATCCTTGAGATGTTCCTTGAAGAACTTAAAATATCGAGAAACCGTTTCGTCCCACGTTTCTCTCCGATTCTGGTCCCATAGCCATCTTGCATAACGAGACTTGTGGATATATGATTGGTACAGGCTGGGTAGTTGATTATTAGCCATTGATATCTCCTAATTGGTTATAAAGGTTTTGAGGGAAGGCACTTGGGTGACAATAACGTCCCAACATTCCTTCGCAATAAGTCTATGTTCTTTTTGAGTGTCCTTGGTAGTCCGAAGTTCGCAATAATGGAGCCAACTCCGGATGGTACCAGACATATACATTGTGGTCTTTGTCAGACCCTCAGGTAGCACTACGCGAGCCTGCTCCTTGGCAATACCATTTTCCAAAGCCCACTTATAGGCCAGACCCGCTTCATGGTCGACCTGTTGCTGTTTCATTTTCCATGCTTTATCCAGAACTTCATCATCTACCTCGATGGAGTTCTGGCGATTCTTGGTATCTTGGAGTCTGGCTTCACGCGCAAAAAAATCAGCGATATCTACCTGAGCATATCGCTGACTGAATTCCTGAAATGTAAAGGATCGATGCCTTAGAATCTGTCGACCGATGTCCCTTGTCGTATTGATTTCGAGTGTGGCATAGACGCATTCAAATGGAGAAAAATGCTTATGGTCTATTAGATATTTGAGAAGCTTGGCTGATGTGAGGGTATTCATCTGGTTGCTGGGATTTGAAACTCTAGCCACATATGCAATGAATTCCTCGGGTGTAAATATTCCTGGTACCTTTGATTGTGTTATTCCAATGAGCGTCACGTTTTTTGCCATACTTCAAACTCCATCTTTGCTTTTAGGTTCGAGAACGTATATCTATCTATGCAATCTTTAACCATCGATGCCGAAATACCAGACAAAATCATATCATTTATGTCCTTTTCTTCAATATTTTTTGGCCATATACAAATGTCCAGCCCCATGGTAATAGTCTTTCGCATGTTCTGGACAATCTGCTTGTTTCTAGGTTCATTATCATATATGAATACATATTCGGCTGCACCGAGTACCAGTGGTGCGCGATAGAGCGAACTATCCATCATCGCTATTCCATTATCCAGAAAGATCGAATCGATAGGTCCTTCTACCACATATACCCTTTTAGACATGTCCACCCTCTCTAGACCAAATACCTTTCGGCAGCCTTCGACGACCTTGATCGTGATGTATTTGATCTGTGAATTTCCTAGGGCTCTACCCTGAAATCCTTGCAGTGCACCTCTCTCGTCATAGAAGGGTATGACGATTCTTCGATCTTCCACCAGATTATAATGACTGTCGGGTAGTATCTCGCCAACAAAGGATTTGAAATTTTCCGAATAGTGGAATTTCGTAGAATATTCTTTCGGTATTTGCCGCTTTCTAAGAAACTCCTTCGCAATATGACCCTCTGGTAAAGACTTTATCGTAGGAAGATCGATTCTTATAGTATTTAATTTCTCTATGGTATTGGAATATGTTTGGAATGCACTAAAGTCTGGTTTGGGTGTATTGCTGTGACTCGTTTCCTTATATGTCTCCAATCTGTATTCCTTATACAGAACAGGATCCAGTGTCTTTAGGAAATTGCCGAATGATGTGGAGGACGAGCAGTTATGGCATTTATAGAAGAGGTCATTCTTCTGCTTATAAATGAACCCTCTGGCCTTCAGTTTATTCTTTTGGGAATCGCCGCATAGTGGGCACCGAAAATTCCACAGATAATCACCTTTCTGGGAAAACTTATCAAGACGGGGGGATATCCTAGGAATAAAAGACTTGTCAACATAGAGGGACATGATATATACCTGTTTTTTCCAAAGAGTTCCATTATACTACATTCCAACAGGTATTACAAGGGTTATTAGACGGGTATTACCAATCCACCAGAAAGAACCCACTTGACTACATAACCTAGAACGAGCATACCTACCCCAAGAAATGTCTTGGTAAAATAACTCCGTATCTTTTCCAAATCGTTATGCATTTGGATAACTTTCTCTGATATCACAGTCAAATCCTTTCTCACGGATGATAGTTCGATTTTTAGCGCGACTATATCATCAGATTGCGACCGATAATCATTATTGGTAACCAATGTTTTTCCTTCCTATATCTGTAATATGCCAATAGCACCAATGGCTATTATCACACACCAAGTAAAAATCAGAAAGTGTTGCGAAGATTTATTAAAACCCTTCACATCATTATCCAATCGTCTTATCGAATCTAACAAGAATTTCGCCTCGTGCATGATATATTTATCCTATCTGCTATTAACCGGCGAAACATCATTCAGTGTTAATCCTTCTATAATACCAAATGGCGTATCTTGATTAGGCACTAGGAATGGTCCTAATGAAGACCTGCTATACCATGGTAGATTGCAATCATAAAATAACAATGCACCAATATCGAGATCGGATTTATCCTGAGCAAAGTCGAAATATTTAGGTATCATAAACTGAAATGGTCCTAGTTCAAACTCACCTGCAGGATATGTTATCTCGCCATCCACACTTCGCTTTGTAGCCAAAGATATAACATCAACAGGTAGTGTTGCATTGATGATTTCGGTTCTCCGTGTCAGATGCCACCCAACATCAACGATTCTGCATTCGCGTTTTTTGTGGATGCTCGGTAGAAATGTCACAATATTACCATGCCGCTCTATTTTGTGAGAGACGGGCACTAGAACTGGCCAATATTTCTCAGTCAACAGAGGAAATAATGTGAAGACGAGAGGTACAACCAGGGCTGCAGCGATGAATACAGCAAAGAAGATATACACAAACTTTTTTATTCCAGCCATAATCCGGGATGGTTCCTTCTTTTTGATGCCGAGGCATTTAACTTTTTCTGATACTTCTTCGGATCTTGTCATTTCCAACAACTCAATTTTTGCCCAACTCTGTTGTGGACCTTGATTTGTCTTACCGTCGTCTTGGTATCAAGACTGGTCGAATATGTTATGGCTCTCCAGGCTGCACATTGCGTCTTAGCGGCAGTCACGGTCATAGGGGTCGTTTGACATGCACTCACCAGGAACACCATCGGGAGTAGCATCATCAATATCAGGAATCTCATTTTCTGAATCCTTTCTTGCCCTTGTATTATTATCAAGTGCATTCTTTTCGGCTATATCCCATTTCGATTGCA